CGCAATCGTGCAAGTGGGGAGCAACGTAGAAGCAGGATCTACGAATCTACAGCAGTTCGTGCCGTAGTACGTGCAGCTAGTGGACTGCACAATACATTAACCAGCAATACAGTCCCGTGGTTTGGTTTGGAAACAGAAGATCCACAAATCATGAGAGATCGAGAAACCAAACTTTGGTTAGAGGAAGCCACACGCATTACTTCCAATGTCTTTAATTCTCCACGATCTAATTTTCATAGTGCTATACACGAATACTACATTGACTTGGTTACTTTTGGGACAGGAGTCCTGTTCGTGTATTACGATGAAGATGAAGGCGCACAATTCAGATCGTACTTTTTAGGAGATTGCTGTTTAGCAGAAGACAAGCACGGCAAGATCAATTCGGTATATCGCACTTATTTTGATACGGCACGATCCATTGTTTCCACCTTTGATAGCGTATCCGATGGAATCAAGAAAGCTGCAGAGAAAGAACCATTTCGGGTATTTGAAATCATGCATGTGGTCAAGCCACGTGACAGTAAGGGACGTACCAAGAATTCTAAGCCGTATGCATCGTATTATATAGAAAAAGAAAGCAATCATTTATTGAAGAAAGGCGGCTTTGATGAATTCCCATTTGTTTGCAGCAGATGGCATAAGAATTCACAAGAAGTATACGGCAGAGGTTGTGGCACAGAAAGTTTGCCAGATGTGCGAATGATTAACGAAATGGAAAGAGTGGGATTAATTGCACTACAAAAGATGGTTGATCCACCGTTGCTTGTGCCAGACGATGGATTTTTGTCTCCTGTGCGTACTACGCCCGGAGGTTTAAATTATTTTAGATCTGGATTAGGGCCACAAGATCGTATCACGCCATTGCAGACAAATGGCAGAATTGATTTGTCTGAACAAAAAATAGGAATGGTACGTCAATCCATTGAACGTGCTTTTTATTTAGATCTTTTGGAACTGCCAGCAAATATAGCACCGGATGGAGACATCCTGCGTTTTAGTGCAACAGAGATTGCGGCAAGACAGAGAGATCGCTTGCAAATCTTAGGGCCAATTGTGGCTAGACAGGAATCCGAACTGTTGGGGCCATTGGTCATTCGCACATTGTCAATGCTAATTCGTAACGGACAATTGCCTCCTGCACCATCTGAGCTAATTAATTCAGATGTCAAAGTAGTGTACAGCAATCCGGTTGCAGTATCTCAACGTAGTGGTGAGCTAGCTTCTATTAATCAGCTAGTCCAGTTTATGGTTCCGTTTGCTCAAATTGATCCACAAATTCTGCAGGGATTTGAATTTAATCGAATCGGAGAACTAGCTGCAGAAATACTTAAAGTTTCCCCATCTGTCTTTAAAACACCTATGGAAAGAGAACAAGAAGCGCAACAGCAGGAAGCTGAACAACAACGTGCTATGGAAATGCAACAGGCAATGGCAATTGCTCAACAGCAGAATTTAATTGCCGAAAGCAGACGTAATGATTCACAGGCATTTTTGAATGAGGCCAAAGCATCGAAGGTATAGAAATGATTGAATATGAGACGGAGGCAGACCGGAAAATAGAAGAACAAGTCCGGTTATTTTTGCAGGGTAAAAAGTTTTTTGTAATGTCCAATAAATCGAAGTATCCGCTAGATTGGATTGTAACTGATCCAATTACGGGTGCAAAAGCATTTGCTGAATTTAAATGTAGAAAAGATGATTTTGATTTTATGAATCGACTTGGTGGCCCGTGTATTTCGGTAGAGAAATATGTAACTGCTACTCAATACGCAAAAGCCACCAATCTTCCTTTAATGTTTTTTTGGTTACTGTCTGATGCATTGTTGGTCTACATCACCAATACGTTTCCACCACACGAATTATTACCAATGCAGGATCGCAGAGAACGTGATCGCATATCACCGTGTGTGCGGATTCCAATAGATGATTGTAGAGTCTATCGATGAAAGAAAATCAGCGGCAACAATTTTACAAAGAACTATTTGAGTCCGATATTGGACAAATCGTGTTGAAGGATTTAGTGGACAGACATCGTGTACTCTATTCTTCTTTTCAGCCAGATCCACTCGCTGGAGCATTTTTAGAGGGCAGGAAAGCCGTAGTGCTGGACATTCTTAGGTTTTTGAATGTCGATTTACAATACCTACAAGATTCGATGAAGGAACGATATGACAGAAGCAGCATTAGCGATTGAGCCAGAAGTACAAGAATCTGCAGCACCAGTAGCAGAATCCAATACTTCCTTTAATCCATCAATGCTTTCGGATGATTTACGACATGAGCCATCTCTTAGAAACTTTGATGATGTCAATAAGTTAGCAAAGTCGTATGTACACTTAGTCAAGAAGTTGGGAGCAACTCCAGATTCGTTAATTCGCTTACCATCCGGTCAAGAAAATTGGGATGAGGTTTATGACAGGTTAGGTAGACCAGCCAATCCGGATGAGTATGAGATTCCCTATGACACCAATATGGAAAAGGAATTTGCCTCCGAAATACATAAATTGGGGTTATCGAAAACTCAGGGACAACAAGTATACAATTTCATTAAGAACAATGGAGAACTATCCAGCCAAATGGCAAAACAGCAATTTGAAGAATTGCAGCAAGAAAATGTAAATAGATTAAAATCAGATTGGGGTTCAGATTTTCAGCGAAATGCAACCAAAGCCAGACAAGCTTTTTTGCAGTTAGCTGATGCAGAAACATTGCAGATGTTTGAACAAACTGGATTAGGAAATCATCCAGAAGTAGTTAAGATTTTCCATAAGGTTGGTGAAATCTTAGAAGAAGATGGACTACTAAATACTGATATAGGTGGCACAGGAGCAGGAGGTAGAGCGCAAGTAGAAAGCAGATTGTCAGAAATCATGAAACCAGATAGTGGGTTCTGGGATGGAATGCATCCAGATCATGATCGCTTAGTAGCAGAAGCGTTAAAGTTACGAGAGATGTTAGTATGACTTATGAAGATCATGTAAAACTAAGAACAGAATGTTTGCGTTTGGCAAAACAAAACGCTAGTATTGCAGATATGACAAACTCACTAACGTTAGCACAAGAGTACTACGAGTGGGTTTGTGATGTAGACAAAAGACGTTTAAAACGTCAATCAGAATCTCATGCAGTTTGACAGGATTGGATAATCTTTTCTGACCCATTTAACTGCAAACCTCTTGGAACCCTACCGTTAGGACAACTCCAGACTTTAGCATGAGAATTAACCTTCTTAGCTATTTATGGAGTTGTAATGTCTTTTCAAGTTACAACCGCATTTGTTGATCAGTATAGTGCAGTTCTGCAGCACCTTTCACAACAGAAAGGTTCAAGATTGCGTGGACTGTGTCGTACTGAAGTCATGCGGGGCAAACAAGCTTTTTTTGATCAAATCGGTCAACAAGTAGCATCTGTACGAACCACACGTGGTGCAGATACAATCCTCAATGATACTCCTCACTCAAGACGTTCTGTAACATTGCAGGACTATGAAGTAGCAGATCTGATTGATGATCAAGATCGACTACGAATGATTACTGATCCAACTTCTTCTTATGCTCAAGCACAAGCATTTGCATTGGGCAGAGCAATGGATGACGTAATCATTAGTGCTGCCACAGGAGTAGCGTATACGGGTGCTAGTGGTACAACACAAACCTCATTGACCAACACAATTGCGGCTGGTGGTACTGGACTAACCATTGATAAATTGCGTGAAGCCAAGTTCACACTAGACAATGCCGATGTTGATCCTTCCCTACCACGAATCATTGTAGTTTCTCCAAAGCAAATTCAAGATTTGTTGGAGACTGTCGAGATTCGTAGTGCTGATTTCAACACGGTTCGTGCGTTGGTAGCTGGTCAGGTAGACACCTTCTTAGGCTTCCAATTTGTAACCAGTACACGATTGGCAAAGTCTGGATCTGACCGTACTTGTTTCTGTTATGCCATCGATGGGATCTTGCTAGCAATGGCAAAAGATCTAACTGTTCGTGTAGATGAAAGACCTGACAAATCATACGCCCATCAAGTGTATGCTTGCATGAGTCTGGGTGCTACAAGAATGGAAGAAGAAAAGGTTGTTTCAATCATCTGTCAAGAATAATGAGGTACAATGGCTAGTGTTAATACTCAAAAGATGACAGATATTACTTCTGTCCCTAAAGTAATGGTCAAAGCCTCAGAAGCGCACGGCAGAAAACGTGTTTGGTATGACACGTATGAAGCTGCAGCATTAGCTTCTGGTTCTGACATTACCTTTGCTCGACTACCTAAAGGCGCAACTATCTATAACGTTAAGCTGATGTGTGATGCATTGGGTGCTGGCGTTACTCTAGATGTAGGTGATTCTGCTGACGCAGATCGCTTTATTGCCAAAGGTTCAACCACTTGGAATACTGCAAATCAAGTAGTGGATTCTAACGCCATTGCTGGTGTTGGGTACACACTGACTGCAGAAACCGATTTGGTGATCACTACGGGTGGTGCTTCTGCAACAGGCACTATTAAAGTAATGGTTGAATATAGCTTAGGTGACTAATGTCTAGCGTTGTTCAGATTTGCAATATTGCTCTGTCCAATATTGGGGAACAAAGAATTACTGCTCTGACGGACAACAACGAAAGAGCAAGACTGTGTAACCTGCGTTATGATGACGTAAGGGATGCAGTCTTGCGTTCTTATCCTTTTAAGTGTGCGGTTCAACGTGTTGAGTTGGCACTCAGTGCAGATGCACCAGCTTGGGGATACACTAAGAAATATGCACTACCTGCAGATTGCTTACGTGTCTTGGACATAGAAAATTACTTTGAAGATTATGAGATTGAAGGAAGGTTTATTGTTACGGATGCTACACAGATTAAGCTGAAATATATCTATCGTGTAGAAGATCCAAACCAGTTTGATTCTTTGACCATTCAAGCGATTGCGCTCAAGTTGGCTTCTGAATTGGCAGAAGCACTAACCGGACGGGCAGACTTGCGTGACCGTATGTTGGCTAAGTATCTACAAGTGATTAGTGAAGCGAGAGGTGTAGATTCTCAGGAACGTTCCATGCCGCAGATTATTGTGGCAGAAGATTATTTAAATTCACGATTGGTAGGATCTACGTTCCGTAGAGCAAAATTTTCGGATGAATAAACATGAGACTCCAGACATTACAATCTTCCTTTGCAGATGGTCAAATTTCGCCAAGACTGCAGGGAATGGTGGAACTAGAGTCTTATCGGTCTTCTCTGGCAAAAATCGAAAACATGATCTGTTTGCCACAGGGATCGGTTACGAGAAGAGCAGGTACTTATTTTGTAACCAGTACTAAAAATAATGGCTATGTTCGCTTAATCCCATTTAGTAGAGGACAGGGAACTAGTGCCATTTTGGAATTTGGTGCAGGATATATTCGATTTTATTCTAATGATGGACAAGTAAAGGTTGGTGGATCACCGTATGAATTGTTGACAATTTATATAGATGCCAGCACCACAGAACCCATTCCGTTTACAGTCGATGATCTAGATGATATCAGCTATACCCAATCGGCTGATGTTTTGTTTTTGGCTCATCCTTCTTATCCTCCCCTACGTTTATCTCGCAATGCTGTTGATGATTGGTTGTTGGAATACCTGCCACTGACCAATGGGCCATTTCAATCTACCAACACAACAGACACCACACTGACACTTGCGCTTTCCGGTGGTTCTACATTGTCGTATGAAGAGATTGGCAAAGTCAGTCCTTCTGCGTGTGATCAAACAACCAACACCATTACTTTAAATAACCATCCGTTTGTAAATGGGCAGACGATTCGAGTAACCATCACACAATCCGGATCTTGGGGATCATTGTCTTTAAGTGGTGGTGGTAGTGCAAACTTTACAATTTCTACGGCTACTCAAAATACATTTAAATTAGAAACAGGTGGCAACACTGTTTCTTTTACAGATGATCCCACACAAGACGTATTGTTGGAAAAGCCGTATATCCCAAAAGGATCTACAGTTACGGTAACAGCAAGTGCGACTACGGGAATCAATGAAGATTTAGGATTTATCAATGCAGGTGGAGTGTCTGATGTAGATCGCTACATTCGGATCAACTCTGAAATTTCTCCGCAGATCAAATGGGGATACGTCAAGATCACTGCTGTCACTTCCTCCACTGTTGTAACTGCTACGGTAGAAGAAGATCTGGCAAGTACAGATTCAACAGAAGAATGGGCGTTAGGAGCATTTAGCCAATACACCGGATATCCCAGAACTATCCAGATTTACCAGCAACGTTTGGTTTTGGCAGGAACGCTTGCTGAACCTCAGACTATTTTCCTTTCCAAGACTGCAGACTTTTTTAATTTTTCTACTTCAGAACCATTAGGACAATCTACCGGAAGCATTGACTCTGCTGGACGTAGTATTATTGGTGAGCAGATCTTTGAAGATAATGCGTTATCACTGACAATTTCATCCGATACCGTAGATCAGATTGAGTGGATGTCCGAAGACAGAAGACTGACGGTAGGAACTTCCGGAGGTATTTTCCAAGTCTATGGATCTGATGATGATGTAACAGTCACTCCATTCAATTTTAGTATTATTAAGGCATCAGCTTGGGCTACAGACAGTACTTCTTTGCCAGTTAAGATTGGTAACAACTTATTGTATGTACAGCAAAACGGCAGAAAAATCAGAGAGTTGGCATTTGATAAAGTTCAAGATCAGTATGCTGCTGCAGATCTATCGCTAAGAGCAGAAGATGCCACCCAATCGGGTATCATTGAAATGGCCTATCAAGACCAGCCCTATTCTGTAGTTTGGTGTGTACGAGCAGACGGGAAAATTGCAGCAATGACTTATGTGGATTTGTTGCAGATGCATAGCTGGTCATTGCACACGATTGCAGGAACGCACGCAGATTCAACCTATGGCAATCATGCCAAAGTAGAATCAATTTCTGTGATTCCACGTGGAACCTACGATCAGATCTATATGGTTGTCAAGCGAGACATCAATGGATCAACAGTACGCTATGTAGAATTTCTAGAACGATTCTATGACAGTTTTTATATTCCGGCAGAGAACGCACACTTTGTAGATTGTGGATTAGAAGAACCAGCCAGCAGAACTTCTGCTTCTACAAGCATCACGGGCCTATCGCATTTGGAAGGAGAAACGGTAGCTATTTTGGGAGATGCTGCTGTTCAGCCAAACCGGACAGTAAGTAGTGGAGAGATCACACTTCAGCTAGCTGCACACAAATTTAGAGTAGGCTTACCCTTCATTAGTAAAATCAAAACACTTCCTGTTGTATCCGTAACAGACACCACCCACTCTATTGGCAATCGCAAACGAATTCACAGTGCAACCCTAAAGCTTTTTGAAAGTATGGGCTTTCGGTATGGATCATCTGAAACAAATTTAGATGAAGCTATTTTCCGATTGGCATCTGATGAAATGGGACAAGCTTTGGAATTCTTCACAGGTGAAAAAACATTTCAAATTGCAGATGAGTTTAGTACGGAAGCGCAGATTGTAATCCAGCAAGATGCACCGTATCCGATTACTGTTTTGTTAATCGGAATTGATTACGAAACCAACGAGTAAAGCAATACTATGTTATTAGTACCAGAAGATTTTAAAACAGATCCAATAGAAGATTTGTTAGATGAGCTAGATGATAACAATACGTTTGATGATCTAAGAGAAGAATTAAATCAGCAATACAACGAAATGAGAGAAAATGGCAGTTAGTGCAGCACTGGCATTATTGTTAGGTGGCAGAGCCTTAGTCAATTCAGCAGCAACTGCACAACAGATTGCTTCACAAGCCAAACTGCTAAAAATGCAAGCAGGATTGGTAATGAAGAGTGCAGAGGAATCCAAAGCACTAGCCTATGAGCAAGCAGTTCTGTACGGCAGAACAGCAGAAGAAAATGCTCGTGCCGCTGAATATGCTGGTGATCAGAATTTGATGTATGAAGAAATTGCAGGAATGCAAAGGATTGGTGGAATACGTGCCAAGTCTGGATCATCCGGAGCATCTGTCAATGTGGGAACACCAGCTAATCTGCAGATTGCACAAGCACAAGCAAATGCGTTTAACCAACGGATGATTAAATACAATACAAAATATGAAGCAGCACGTACCCGTTTGGATGGAGAACAAAAAGCAAACATGACCATACGGCAAGCAGAGATCCAGTATGATCGTGCAGTAAGAGAGGCAAAGTTTTATGAAACGCAAGCAGCAGAAGTCAGAGCAACCAAAGCACTTGCTACATTGTCTTCTTTATTAGGTGGAGCATCCAGTGTGCTAAGTGCAATGCCAGCACCACAATCACAACCTTTTGAACCTGCTGTTGCAAGCAATACTTCCAATAACGAATTCATGAGCTGGTACAACAGCAGGATGTTTGACTATAACGCTTTAATGGCAAGCTGATGGCTAAATTACCGTTTGAACGAGCATCACAGATTGTACAGACCAATCGGTTAGGTGCGCCACAAGTACCGAAAGCGGCAGCACCTCTGAATGTAATGAATTCGGCAGGAGTACAAGCACGATATCAAGCACTCAGATCCTTTGGAGATGCATTGGGATCATTGGGTGAAGTGATGGCTGTTCAGATCAATAATGAAAATCGGGAAGCCAAACGTCTACAGTTGATGGACATTCAGAATATGTTTGATCAGTCCGGTCAGCAATTGATCAGCGATCTGAATGAAAAGCCACCTCAAGATATTGAGTCTGCACAAGCTATGGTGAATCTAAGCTTGTATGGAGATGTGGCAGGAAAACCAGCTAAGAACATTGGTGGTTTGTATGGGGCCATTACCAACAAGTATGGAAATTCTAGAGAGATACAAGAGTTATTTGAAAAAGTAGCGATTGATCAAAGGTTTCGTGCAAAAGCAGTAGGCATTCAACAGCAACAATATCGACAAACCAATGAATTAAAAGATCGGTATTTTACGCAAACACAGGAGTTGCTAGCCCAAGAAATCACACCAGACGTATTGAATCAATTCCCATCCAAAGAAGCTTGGGCAGATCACACAGCAACCCAATTAGAAAATCTAGAAACCGAATTATTCAAAGGTGTAGAAAATCAAGCCATTGTCAATAATGTTCGTTCAGACATTATGCGGCATATGTTCGCAACACAAGAAGCTTTAGTCACCAAATGGCAAAGCATTTACAATGAAGACCAAGCTGGTCAATTGATTAGAGCAGGTAGAAATCTAAAGGCAGATGCCACACTAACCAATAAAGAAAAGCTAGCAAAGTGGACACACACGGTTAATCAAGAAGTACAAGCCAACCGAAAAACACCAGCACAAGCAGAAAAATTATTTTTTGATTTTCATCGTGATTTAGATTTGGCATTAGCCAATCAGATGTTGGATCAGAATCCACAGGAATTGTTGCGTGTGCTTACGTATGAAGGCAATGGCAAAAAACGGACAGAAGAAGGATTTGAATTTGAAACCTTTGACAACACAACAGTTTCTCAATATCGGGTAAGCGCATCAAAAAAAGTAAATGCTTTGATCAATGCAGAAATCAATTCGGCATTTAGCAGAGCAGACCAGATCATTCAGCAAGCTACAATTACGGATGATCATGCAGTTTTGGAAAATGAACTAGTAGAATCAATGGAGGTTTTAGGAAAAGCTTATCCAAATCTTGCTACAGAAATCAATGGAAAAATTGCTGCATTCGACAAAGCAGTTTTAGTGCGACAAGAACTGAAGAACATTGGAACGTACAGCAAAAAAGATCTTGATCAAAAGATAGAAGAACTAAAGCCAGATCCGTATGCTGATGACATTGGAACTCCTAATGAATTTTATATGGAGGAAATGCGTCAGTGGAATGTATTTAAGAATGCAGTGGCAGATGTTTATAAAGTACGGAAAGAAGATCCACGATTTGTCTATGAACAAAGCAGACCGGAATATCAGCAAGAAGAGTTGTATGGAGGAGCATTTTCACAAAACGAAATTGCAGCAGGACTACGTGAGCAAATGGAATGGGGTGGCATTCATTTTCAGTTTATTAATGAATCGACAAAGCCCAAACAATTCAATCCGGAACGTTTAAATTATTTACTCGACAGTGGAAATTATCAGCTATGGTCAAAAGCGACACATCAGAAATTAATTTCCAGAATGAGTCAAATTCAATCCGGAAAAGAACTGGCAGCATTTTATGAGCAGATCGCAAGAGACAGTGGAGTCTATGCGCCTTTTGTTTTTAAGATGTTGAAGAATGAAGAAAAGCAACTAGGAATTGGATTTACTCACGGGGATTATCTGATTACAGAAGTCAGTCAAGATCCGGTAAAAGAAATTCTGTTTAGTGCACAAAGCAATTCCAAAACAAATCGCAACAGTCTCAATAGTATTTTTATTACACAAGATGGAGATTCTGTTTCGCTCAATGAAATTGAATCTTTAATTTTAAATGACCAATCTTTTATTAGTTTTTATTCTTCATTAGGAGTCAACGAAAGAGATCGTGCAGCAAAACAAAAAGAAGTGCTGGACACTACCGTTGATTATTTTCTAGAGAAAGCACGTATTTTTGGAGTAACGATTCCAGAAGGTGGAAGCCGAAACGAACTTGAGCCAATCCTCAATCAAACAATGGAAGACTTGTTTGATGACAACTATGTATTTATCAACGCTTCTCGATCTGCTTACTTTTCAGATCATCAGCACACACTAGCCATCAATAAAAAACATTTAGAAGACAAACACACAGAAGAATTTGTAAATGATGCAGTCAACAATTTTGTAGACAATTGGCTGGAATATACCAAAACCGAACTAGCAGACGATCCAGTTAATCAAAAGTACATTGAATTGTTGCAAGAAGGCAATTGGAGACTAGCACCAGCACCGAACAATGATGGGATCATGATGTATGTGCTGGATGAAAAAACCGGAATCTACAATGTGGTTCGCAGGATTGGCCCATACATGACTGCAGAAGATGCGGACAATGCTCCACCTGTGATTATTGGATATGACCGAATACGCAACCTGACCGATCAAGAAATCATTGCAGATCGTTCCATGATGGACAGTGTAGTCTATCCATTAGTCAGAGAACTAAAATCTTATGTAGAACACATCAATCGCAATAAATCTGTATATCCAAGAAAACAAAATCCATCAAACAACACTCTTCCACAAGTTATTGAAGAACAACCTGCAGAAACTGATCAACCCATCGTGTTGCCACGTGACATGCCAATGGGGAATTTTGTGCGTCCAGAAAGCAAACAGGTAGATCAGTTGATTGAAAAATCGGTTGCAGAACGTGTAGGCATTTCACCAATTGAAGATCTTGATAAGCAGGTAATGAGTGGTTATGTGGAATCATCTGCTCAAGACAATCCTACAGACTATCCATCTAATCCTATTTATAAAGAAGAAGCAGTAATTCAGCCAATAGAAGCTAAAGCAGAAGCAAAAGCTACTTCACAAGTAATCGATAACATTTCACGGGGAGTAGTTGCAGAACCAAAAATTGCTACTTTACCTGCTCCAAAAGAACCTAAACAAAATCTAACTGCAGGAAATGCAGTTATACAAAAGCCAAAAGTAAATACCCAAAAACGTTTTAAAGAACTTAGGGGTAACTACGAAGCAATGACGGATATTCTCAAGCAAGTTCAGTCACAAATTGAAACGCAGATGCTGGATGCATCCGGAGCAGATATGGAGTATTTAAAAGATCAGTATGATTTACTTCATCAACATATGGATAGCCTCAACCAATACAACATGTTCTTGGATAATATGGTTGGGCCATTGGGCTATACATATACTTATGATATGCAAGTTGACTCACTTGATAGAGCAGATCGTGGATTTAAAAACTTTGCACAAACAATCGTATTGTTCCGAAAGAATTTATCTGAATACAAAACAAAGCAAAGACAATCTGCTGTAGATCGACAACCAAATCTTGATCGAATTCAGAATTTACCGTTGATGGACTAATGATTTACGATACCTTTCCGGTTAATTATTCCGGTAGACGTACAGAATTTATGACCAATCCAGATCCATCGTGGGGAGATCTGTATATTAATTTTATGAAGTCTGGGTTTTCCTCAACAGAAATTGGACTGTATCAATCGTTTCGTGAAAAAGGGAAATACGATAAGAATTCTGTATTTTTTGATGAAGAAGCTTATGGGCAAACAGACATTTTAAATAAAGAAAGTTTTCAAGCATCTCCGTTTTTTGATAAGGAAATTGATTTCTATGACGGGATGACCAAAGCAGAACTTCAGTTGATTCGGGAACGTTTAGATCGTGAACGAGATCTAGCATTGATGATGAACAATGCAGATTCATTACGTGAATGGTCTGCAATTGGATTAGGATTGCTTACTGGAAGTTTGCCATCTGTCATGAACTTTATGCCAATCGTCAGAGGATTTAAAGGCTTAGATGCCGCACTAACCTTTGCTAGATTAGGCAAGTATGGCAATCGGGCAATCAAAGGTGCAGTAGATGCTGGAATTGCCACCAGCATTATTAATGTACCGTATGCTATGGATCGAAATAACTATCAACTAGATTACGATCTAAGCGATTACATGATGGACGTAGGCATCGGTTCTATGTTGGGTGGTGGAATTGGAACCGTGTTAGGTGGAATGTATGATGGCAAGATAGCTAGAAGAGCAGATCTGGATGTATTTGATGAAACTCAACCATTGTTCACATTTAAAAATACAGCAGACCAACCATCTCTAATGGAAACAAGAGCAGGAACTGCAATTCAACAAGTAGATCCTGCATCTCGCTATGTAGCTACCAGAACTGCGGCAGCACAGATTGCCAATGAACAACCTGTGGATGTTTCCGGAAACATGCCTGTTTCTGCTACAGCAAAAGAAATTAATGAGATGGTCAATGATGTAATTCCAAATCAAGCATCTACAACAGAACCACCTGTGGGTACAGCAGAACGTGGCAGAAGAACAAAGGATGCTAATAACATTTCGGATCCAAATGGAGAGATTGAAATTTTTGATGGATCAGAAACCAATCTAGTTTTGTTGGCAACAGAAGATGGAGTCAAAGGCGCACAGATTAAACTGATTCCTCTAACAGAAGAAAGTTTTCAGAAGTATTTTGGGAAGGATCGAATCCTATTTCAAAAACAATTGGCCTATGCCCAACGAGTAGGAAATGAATCCAATAAGAAAATAGATGATTTGGATGGGATTGGTGAAGATGTGTTTACCTACAATGATGGCAGTACGCTTTCCATCAGTTCTATTAAAAATTCAGATTTACTGGATAGCGATGGATCGATGGCAAAGTACTTAGAATTTGAAGAACAGTACTACGGGACAAATCCGTATCAGCCTACGCACATTCAGTTGATCAAAAAAGATGGTGAAAAGAATTTTAAATTTTCTGGAATTGCCAGCAAGAAAGTTTTACGAGACTACTACAATAGCAATGGTGTGCGTGATAAGCGACTGCAGGTAAATAATTTTCAAAACAAGTTTGGTCAGCAGTGGCGCAACACCAAAGCCAATGATAGCAATGCGATTAGTGAATTTGCAGACACCCTAAAAACTTATCGTTCTCCAATGCAGGTAGATGATCCTGTGATTGATCATCGTGTAGTTCCAGACGCAGATCCAGATCCATTGCCCAATACAAATGTCAATAATACTCAGTATCAAAAAACATTGGCAGAACGTGAACTGGAAGCAGACACTGATTTTTATGCATCCAATCCTACGGATGAAGAAATAAAATTTTATGAAAGTGAAAAGATGATGTTTGAAAATGCAGAAAAGGAAATAGAAGGATTGATTCCGGAAGTAGCAGCATGTGTGAGGAAGAATGGCTAAATTTGATCCCTGTCTGCAAATCGCAACCAATCACAAGTTTGGGCTATCTGAACAAGAAGCCAAAGACTTGGTAGATGATTTACGAAAGAAAAATGCAGTACTTAAATTAGATTCAGACTATGAATTAAAATTTAAACGTACTGTGCAGTCAATGACAGATGAGGAGAAACGTGCCATTCAATTTGCAAAAATTGCCCGATTGAACCAGATCAATATCAATCGCAACATTGATCAGATGATGAGCAATTCGCCCAATGCCTATGGACGATTCTCTGCGTTTATGGTTCGTCAATCTGGTAGTGCAGAAGAGGGAATGCTGGACAGTATTGCCAATCGGCAGTTTGCCAGACGTAGTCAATATGTAGGGGAGATCCTAAAAAGCGTATGGAAATTTAGGGGATTTCTTTCAAAGCCTACAATGTTTGGCAGATACGTTTTTGGTAGAGGTTTGTTTGATGAAATAGATTTTCAGAGAGGATTAGTCAAAGAGATGTTTGATGGGATTGGCTCATCTGGAATTCCTGCCGCAAGAAGAATGGCAGAGAAGGTAATTGAGATCAAACGTCTGTTGGTCAATGAAGCACAGAAGATGGGAGTCAATATTGGCTGGTTAGAAGATCATGTAACCACACAGTTTCATGATTCTGTAGCAATTCGTGGTGTAGAAAAAAATATTGATGATGCTTTTATTCGTTGGTCAGAAGCAATCTACCCATTACTAAATAAAGAAAGAACGTTTAAGAACCCATCGATTTCTGCACCAGACATTATTGATCCAGAACACATTCAATTTTTGCGTAAGGTTTTTGACAATATTATTAGTCAGAACCGAACAGTGGAAGAGATCATTCCTACAGATTTTAATGTAGGCAGGAGATCTCTAGCATCTAAAGTGTCACAGCACAGACAACTGCATTTTAAAGATGGGGATAGCTGGTTACTCTACAACCGTGACTATGGCCACAGTAATCCGGTAACTGCAATTCTAGCAGGGATTGAACGGTTTAGTGATGATGTGGAGTTAATGAAAGCGATGGGGCCGAATCCTCAAGCAACCTTTGACCGAATCATGAAAAAGCTCAATGTCAAAGGAAGAGAATACACAAAATTGGTTTCTGAGTTTAATCACATCTCTGCTGCTAGTTTTGAAATCCATGATCCAACTTTGCACAAATGGACAACCGGAATTCAAAACGTACAACAAATGGCAAGATTGGGTGGTGCAGTCATTTCTGCGATGACTGATCCGTTCATCATATCGTTTACCAGATCCTATCATGGTGTGAATTTTTTTAGTTCTTATGCTGGATCACTTAAACATTTCTACCGGATGGCTACCCGAATGGGTGGAATGGATGCAGTTAAAGAATTTGGGTTATCACTAGGATTAGGACTAGATGGTGTGATTGGCAGTGCAGCTAGTCGCTATGCTCCTGCTAGATCATTATCACAGGGAATCTCTGCGTGGTCTGATAACTTTTTTAAATGGAATGGACTGAACTGGTGGACAAATGAATGGAGACAGGGAGCAGTCTACATGATGGCTCATGATCTCAAGAAAGCAACAGCACTAAATTGGGATCAGCTTGCTCCACGTTATAAGGACATTCTGAATAATTATAACATCACAGAAAAAGATTTTGATTTACTGAGAAACGTAACTCCACACAAGTATGGTGATGCAGACCTAATTAGTCCGGAAGCTATTAAAGATTTTGTTATTCAAAACAATCTTACCGGAAAGTCAGCAAAAGAACTAAATGAGCTATCAGACAAAGTGCGCTTTATGCTGTTAGGTGAGAACACATCTGCCGTGTTAGCACCTACTGCAAAAGAGTATGCATTTATGGCTAGATTCTTTGGTAGTAAGGATGGCTCAGTCAATGGGACTCCTGCAGCTATGGCCTCAAAACTTTTTTGGATGTTCCGTTCTTTTGCTCTGACAATGGTCATGCATCAGTTTCCCAGAATTCAGCAAATGGGATTGCCATCCGTATTGCACTTACTGCCAATGGTTGGCATTGGATACGGAGTCTACAACATAAAAAGCATGATGGCTGGTAGAGAACCGTTCATACCAGAAACCAAAGAAGAATTAGCAGAAGCTGCACTGATTGGAATACTACAAAGTGGAATTGGTGGTATCGCTGGAGATGTTATCGGTAAAGATTGGCGTAAATACGGAAACAGTGTAGGTGAATTTGTACTAGGGCCAGTAGGTTCATCTGCACAAGATATTGGAGAGATCTTACCAGCTATTGGTGAATTTTTATTTAAAGATGGAGATTTTAAAGAAATCCCAGAACAGATGTGGAATGCAGTCAGTAATCACGTTCCTTACGGAAATCATTTTGCACTACGTTGGGGAATGGATTATATTGTCGATGGATATATGAGAGAGTTATTAAATCCCGGTGCTAATCGTAGAATGGAAAAGCGTTTAAAGAAAACAAATAAACAAGATTTTTGGTTACGACCATCAGAGGTTGTACCGTATGGAGCAGGACTATGACTGTATCAACTGCTATTAACCAAAACCAATCTATTGGGAATGGTAGTGTTGTCGATTTTACGTTTCAGTTTCCTTATCAGACAACCGGACAAGTAAAAGTATTTATTGATGGTGCAGAGCAATCAACCAGCAATTACACTATTGCTCCAGCATCCGGACAGAATGGAACAGTTACCTTTAATAGTGCACCTGCAAATGCGGCATCTATAACAATCCTACGTCAGACCGATTATCTGCAAGAAACTGATTATCAAAACAATGATGCTTTAGATGCAGAAACTCTAGAGGGGAACTTTGACAAACTAACGTATTCTGTATTGCAGTTAAAGGAAAGAGTAGAACGTTCTGTTCGATTTGATGAAACACTGACAGGAAGCAACAACCCAATCATCAATTTGGATACAGCAACACGTGCTGGCAAGTTGTTATCTTTTGATGCTAACGGAGCATTTACTGTATCACAAGAGATCGGAGTCTTTCGTGGAGATTATCAAGCAGGAATTGCCTACAACGCCCGTGATATTGTAAAGGCAAATAACACTAATGCAGCAATTGAAGATAATGTTTATTTCTGCATAGGTGCGGTGACCACCAGTGAAAATACAGATTATACCATCCTGCAAAACACAGCAAAATTCAGTTTATTGATTGATGCGGTAGGAGCAAGCTCAGCACAAATTGCTGCAGAAGCTGCCAAAACAGCAGCAGAATCGGCAAGAGATGATGCACAAACTGCAGAAACCAATGCAGTCGCTGCATATGATAGTTTTGATGATAGGTACTTAGGAGCAAAGTCTTCTGATCCTACATTGGATAATGATAATAATAATTTACTAGACGGTGCTTTGTATTTTAATAGCACCAGTAATGTGATGAAGGTTTATGATCTAGGAGGAACTACTTGGATTTCATTTCCAGATTCTGGTGAAGTTTCTACTGTTGCAGGTATTTCTGCAAATGTGACGACAGTAGCTGGTATTTCTGGAAACGTCACAACCGTTGCAGGAATTTCAGCCAATGTCAGTACAGTTGCAGGAGTATCATCAGAAATCGCAACGGTTGCAGGAATTAGTTCAGCAGTAAGTTTAGTATCTTCTATTAGTGCAGACGTAAGTTCTGTTGGAGCAATCACTGCTGATGTGACCTCCGTTGCTGGCATTGGTGCTAACGTCACTTCTGTAGCCACCAACAGTACCAATATTAATACAGTAGCTGGTATTAGCAGTAATGTGACTACAGTTGCTGGCATCAGTTCAAATGTATCTACGGTCGCAGGAATCAGTGCAGACATTACTACCGTAGCAGGTGATACTGTAAATATCGGCACAGTGGCAACCAACATTACTGATGTCAATACGTTTGCAGTCCGTTATCGAATTGGATCTGCAGATCCTACTACTTCATTAGATGTGGGTGATTTGTTTTATAATAGCAGTAGTAATCAGTTAAAGGTTTATAACGGAACAGGTTGGGAAGTGGGCGTAGCTGCAGGATCTGGTACATTATTGTCTGTTAATAATCTGTCAGATGTTTCCAATGCCGCTACCGCAAGACAGAATTTAGGAGTAACGGATGAAGCTATTTCATTTGCAATTGCTTTAGGATAACTTATGGCTAATGTCTTTAAAAATGCAGTCAGTGCTTCTATTGGAACATCTTCTTTTGATGTTTACACTGCACCTAGTTCAACCACCAGTACTGTGATTGGATGTACAGTATCTAACCGAACAGGTTCAACGATTACTATTGATGCTCAAATCACTGATACTAGTGCTTCTGCAACCGTTTATTTGGTAAAAGCAGCACCAATTGCTACCGGATCATCGCTTGTGTTGATTGGTGGAGATCAAAAAGTAGTGCTGGAAACAACAGACAAATTAACAATCACCAGTGACACTGCAACATCAGCAGATGTTATTGTATCCGTATTGGAGTCCTCATGAGTTATATAGGTAGACCACCTGCTAATGCTGCATTAACTTCAAATGACATTACAGACAGTACAATTACATCTGCCAAGATTGTTAATGATTCAATTGTGGATGCAGATATTAATAGCAGTGCAGCGATTGCTGCAACAAAGATCGCAAATACGGCTGTTACCTTATCAGATGATCAAACGATTACGGGCAATATTCGTGGATCACTAACCACATTAAGCAATGACACCAATACTTTTAATTTAACCAATGCTGGAATCGGCACAAACAACTTCAAAGTTACGTTTACCACAGGTTCACCTGTGTTGACATTTACATTAGATGCCAATGCGGTAGGACAAAGTGGAAATATTGTTTTTATTAACACAGGTGCAACTGCTTTTTCTGCACACAGCACTTGTAAAATTGCTACTGCTGATTTGACTACACTCGCTACTGCAGGAACGTATTGGATGAGTTATTACTGCATTAGTAGCACAGAAGTACTGGTAACAATATCTACTAAATTGATATGAGTTTAGTATCTTCAACTGCAAAAATAACAAGTAATACTGGATTCTACGACTTCCCAATTGAGCAGTCGCTTAGATTTGATGGGGTAAGTAGTTATTTGAGTAGAACTCCTACAACTACAGGAGATAGAAAAGTATTTACTTTAAGTTTATGGATAAAAAGGGGAAATTTGGCAGCGTATGGTTCCGCTTATGAAATATTTTTTTCTGTTGGAACGGGTACATATGATTTTAGATATCAATTTACATCAAATGATACACTTGTAATTTATTCACCAAATTCAAGCGCAACTGCTTTTGGAGGAATTGATAATACGAATCGTGTTTTTCGTGATACATCAGCATGGTATCATATAGTAATATCTTTAGACAAAAATTCTGGAAACATATTTTGTTATGTGAATGGAGAATCAGACTTATCACTAAGCCCAAGTTATAATAATTGGACAGGAGATTCTAATGTTAATGTTCAAAATATTGTGCATAACATCGGAAGGCAAACTAGTGGATATTATTATTTCAACGGCTACCTAGCCAACATCCAATTCATTGACGGGCAAGCACTAGATCCGTACTTCTTTGGTGAGTCTAAAAACGGAGTCTGGATACCTTATAATGCTTTTAGCACTGCAGGATCTGGAACTGCTACCGCATCAGATGGAGATACTGCAACAGACAGTTACGGCACGAATGGGTTCCACTTAACATTTGAGGATGGCATAGAAACACTAAGTGTTAATAGCAGTAACGTAAGTGCTTTTAGGGATAAGTCGCATAATACAAACCACTGGAAGATAAACTGATATGGCTATTAGTTCACACGACATTGTCCCCGATTCGCCAACGAATACTTTTGCTACGTTGAATCCGCTAAGAGCAGGAACGCAAAATTTAGCTGATGGTAATCTAAAAATAAGTGCAAAGTCTGAAAATCATTGGGGAACGTTAGCAGTAGACCCTGCAGATACTAATAAGTATTATTTTGAAATGCTTGTTATTGCACAAAAAGCGGGTGCACAAGTTGTTGGGGTATCGAACCAGTCTGGGACAGCAACAAATTATTTAGGATCAGATGCGAATGGCTGGGGTATATTTTTTCAGTCTAATTCAAATAATGGTGATTTAGTTAATAGTACGCTCAGTTCAAGTGGTGTTACTTTTTCAAACGGAGATATTGTTCAAGTATGTTTTACAGCATCAAAAATTTGGTTTGGCAAAAACGGAACTTTTATTGGTAATCCAGATACAGAAACAAGTCCTTCGTTTAGTAATTTATCTGGTACGTTAAGTCCAGTTATCTCTAATCGCAGTGATCTTGGTGGTAGTGCTTGCATTAACTTCGGCCAAGATCATTTATTTGGAGGTTCAACTTTTTCAACTGCTGCAACAAATGCAGGTGCAGGCTCTAACACACCAGATAACGGTATCGGCACGTTCGCATTTTCACCACCAACTGGCGCATTAGCATTATGCACAGCAAACCTGCCAGATCCAGCAATAGATCCAGCAGTGGATGATCTGCTGGAGGATTACTTTAAGGCTGTGACTTGGACGGGTAATACTAATGGTGGTTCTTACAATAATGGTTATGTAACTGTTGGATTCCAAGCTGATTTAATTTGGATTAAAAATAGAGATGGAGCTTATTCTCATGTAGTACATGATTCGGTTAGAGGTTGGGATAAAAGAATTATTCCCGATAGAACTGATCCTGAAGGATCGAATACGCATTTATCTACTACCCCACCAAATAGCTCATCATTTTACTTAGATGGTACTGGAGCAAGTTATAATTCTACTAATCAGAAAATGGTCGCTTGGTGCTTTCGTGCTGGAGGAAGTCCAAGTGGATCAACATCAACAACTGGATCTGCTAAACGTATCAATACTAGCGGCACACAAGATGACACCAGTTGTAGTGCATTAGCTAGTGCAGCAAGTGCTACAATTACTCCAACACTAATGAGCATCAATCAAAAAGCAGGTTTTAGTATTATCAAATACGTTGGGGAAGCCGAAGACAGTACAGATTGGAACACTATTCCACATGGGCTAAATGCTGCTCCAGAATTTGTTATCTGTAAAAATCTTGATGATACTGGTGGTAGGGATTGGGCCGTTTATCATCAGACATTAGGCGGAACAAAATATTTAACTTTAAATGATAATACTTCTGGTACTACCGCAATTCACAGGTGGAATAACACTAATCCTACATCTTCTGTTATTACAATAGGACATGGAGGTGTAGTTAATAGATTGAATGATAATCATATTTGTTATGCTTGGCACTCCGTTGCTGGCTACTCCGCATTTGGTTCGTATGAAGGTAACGGATCTGCTGATGGGCCTTTTATTTATACCGGATTTAAACCTGCGTGGGTGATGGTTAAGTCAGCTGATCTAACTGCAAATTGGGCCGTTTTTGATTCAGCTAGAAGCCCTTACAACTTAGTAGATAGGAAAATATATGCTAATGATTCTAGAGATGAAAGAGTAGATAGCACTGACACTTTAGATATTTTAAGTAACGGCTTTAAACTTAAAAGATCGGACTCATCTACTAATAGTTCTGGAACCTACATCTACGCAGCATTTGCCGAACAACCTTTTAAATACGCTAACGCCAGATAACTAAGGAACTAACTATGTGGCAATATAACAGTAAAACTATAAGCGTTGGACGTTCTTGGACTGACGATTCTGGCGTAACACATCCTTCTGTCTGGAATCGTTGGACACCTGAATTTAAAGCATCAATTGGATTGGTTTGGATAGATGATCCAGTAGTAGAGCAGTACGATGAGCGTTTTTATTGGAGTGCAAATAACCCAAAAAGTTTAGACGATGTAAACGTAGTAGATGTGGACGGTAATCCGGTATTGGATGAAGATGGCAATCAAATGATTCAAACTGGACTAAAAAACCTGTGGATTGCTAAAACCAAAGAACAAGCAAATAGTTTACTGAAGCCAACAGATTGGTATGCAGTTCGGCAAGTAGAGACTTCTCAAGCAATACCACAATCAGTAATTGATTATCGGGCTTCTGTCAGAGCAGCATGCAATTCAATTGAATCAGCAATTACTGGATGTACAACCTTAGATGAATTTATTGCTTTGTTTACTACACCTACAGATGAAGCAGGAAATGTAACAGGAAACGCAATTATTAATCAGTGGCCTTCTAACTAAGAGTATGATTATGGGTGACGCAACTTCATTAATAGAATTAGCTAATAATTTAGGTAGCGTCACAATGACGTTGTGTGCATGTTTTTGGTACATCAAGTACCTGACAGACACCCACAAAGCTAGAGAAGAGATGTGGATTGCTAAAGATACAGAAAGCGATGTCAGATTAGCAGAAAGTCACGCTAAGTTGACAGAATTACAAAGAGATTCTCATACTCAATTGCTAAACGTTTTGAGTAATGTAAATAGCACACTCCAAGAAATGACTGCAGCAATATCAAAGCTGGAGTCGAAGATAGAAAAATGAAAAAACTTTTATTTGGTTTGCTGTTTGTTAGTTCAACCGTATGGGCAAATCCTCCAGACTACAAAACATTATTTCTTTTGCAGTGGGTTTATAACTGCAGTGAGAATCTAAAGCCTTCTTATATGATGCGTGGTTTTGATCAAGCCACTTCACTGCAAATGTCCATTCATTCCTGCTCATGTGTGATCGATCAATTTCGTGAGTATCATCCCTATGGTGAGCTAATTCTTATGACCGATAAGGATCGGCTAGCTTTTAGTGAGCGATACGCAAAAATCTGTTCCGGTGTAGTAGAGAGTACCTAATGGATTTATTTACAGAGATCACAGATATTCTTTTAAATACCGGAGCATTGGAAGCAATTCTACTGGCAACTGGTGCGCCAGCTAGTGCAGTGGTAGGCATTAAAATCTATAAGAAATTTAAGAATGCAAGAAACAGTTAATTTTAAAGAGCATGAATTTCGTTGTTCCTGTTGTGGAAACAATGAAATGAAAGATGTATTCATTGAGAAACTACAATTGATTCGTGATGAATTTGGGAAATCAATGAGAATCACATCCGGTTATCGTTGCAAAGGATATAATGACATTGTCAGTTCTACTGGCCCCAATGGGCCACATACTACGGGTAGAGCAGCAGACATACTAGTGAGTGGTTCAGACATGCATGAATTGATTCGGCTAGCGTTTAAACACAACATGACCGGAATAGGAATCAAAGGTACTGGCCCACATGCCACTCGCTACATCCACATCGATGATTTATTATCAGATGATAAGCGATTACGTCCTACGGTTTGGAGTTACTAATTTGTACAAGTTCTAGTAGCTGATCCATTTTTGATTGTAAGGACTGAAAATCCGTGTGTCGCAGGTTCGATTCCCGCTCTGGCCACCTTTCGTTACAATTACCAATTTCATCTACTAAATCTTGCAGTGGCAGATAACTGCTATTGAGATAGAGTTGCGTGGTGGTCAGTCTCTCATGTCGTAGCAAATGCTGCACATGAACCGGATTGTGATTGCTGGACAGCAGTTCCGTAGCAATCGATGCACGATAACCGTGTAATGGTTTTGGCCCATTGACTCCAATTTCTTTTTGAAATTTCCGCATTGAATAGGTTAGGTGACTAATCTCTTTGAAATGAGAATTGAGATAGTTTACTTCTCCTTCATGATCCTCACTGTCTAAGAATTCACGTAGTGGTTTGGCAATTGGAAGTACAGCATCCTGTCTGTTTTTTGTATGCCATTCTTGTGAGTTCTCTAATCGAATGCCATCCCCTATTTGATCCCATCTAAGCTGGAATAACTCTCCTGCTCTCATAGCTGTATAGCGCAGCATATAATGCGCTCTACGCAAACATCGAAAGCGTTTAGATCTGGCATTCCGTTGATTCAATTCATGCTGCATATGATTGAGTTGATCAATTGTCCAAACCGTAGGCAGTTTTTTAACTTCACGTAACATTGGCACATGATACTTAGGCCAATCTAAATACTTATGGCAATAGTGCAGGTAAGCTTTCAGTGTGCGGATGTGTGAATTGATTGAAGAATCGGATAATGATTCTGATCGGAGATGGTCAATGAATTGATCAAAGTGATCACGTGTCAGTGATTTCGGTTGATCCGGAAAAAGATGTGTCCAACGTCTAAGATGATTACGATAAGTCGAATATGTTCGATCAGATCTATATATAATAATAGATTTCAAGAATTGGGCCACAGTGTCTTGATTAGATTGCATCAGCTATCATCCTCCCCTTAATGGTTAGTGAGATAATTCCTTCAATGTCAATAGTGATGTGGGTTTTCACTCCTTCCCCTGCTCCTACCTTAAATTTCATTTCCTGCAATTCATCTGCATTGCCTTTTAATACCCACTCATAATCAAAATCGATCACTGATTGAGCGAGTTCCAATAGCTCATGTACGGAGTCTGGTTGCCTACCATTCAGTATTCTTTGAACTTTTGATCGATCCCATCCAATTGAATCGGCTAAATTGTGTTGCGTAACCTTCTGATTTTTCAGCACATATTTAAATCGATCAAGTAATTTCACCATAATAGAAAAAACCTCTTGAATTTGAACAATGATTGAGGATAATCGATCACATACAGTTAACGGTTAACTGTTAATTATGATCAATAAGGACACCAGTATGCAAAATGCGAACCTGCTTAGTAGTTCACAGGCAGCAGAAATGCTGAACCTAAGTGTGGATCAGTTACGGAAGATGATTCAGAAAGGAGAGATTCAAAGTATACAAGTAACTGATCGATCACCACACGTAATTCCGTTAGGTGAAGTGATCAAACATACTCCGCATCAAGTAAGAAAAGCTTCCATGTCTTTTGATGAGTATGCAGATCTTGATGCTATGAACGCTAGTAGCCTAAAGAAGCTAAGTAAGAGTCTCAACCATTATTTGTGTCAAGACACAGAACAAACTGCGCCAATGATGAAAGGTGTAGCACTGCATGATTTTGTAGAACACAAGTTTGCTGGAAGAGATTTTGAGAACTTCTACACCTACACTCCCACGGTTGATAAGCGCACGAAAGCTGGAAAGGAAATACTTGATCAGTTCATGCGTGAGAATTCACATCTGAAGATTCTCTCAGAAGCAGACTACAAAGATGTAGTCGAAATGGGGAATGCCATTTTATCCAATCCGGATTTCTGGAAATTTCTGAAGAATGCAGACGTAGAAGAAGTGATTCTTTGGAATCATGAGGGGATTAAATCCAAAGCACGATTGGATTACTCTAAGAAGAAAGAGCATGTCATTACAGATCTGAAAACTTGCCAAGATGCATCTATCAGAGGATTCAGATCATCCGCACTCCGTTATTTATATCATCTGCAAGCTCAGTGGTATCGTATCGGCTATCGTGCTGTTCACGGCACACTACCTACCTTTATTTTTGCTGCAGTCGAAAACCATCCTCCGTACAACACCGCACTTTATTCTCTATCAGATGAATTATTGGATCAAGCACAAGACATGATCAATCGTTCCATTGATCTATATAAGCGTTTCATCGATGGAGAACTGGTCTGTAAGGGATACCACGAAGGAATCATGGAGATTCTGTGAGCGATCATAACAATAAGGCTGATCGGCAGATTGCCAAACGTTGTGAGAAGCTGATGGCATCTGTCAATAAATCGATCCCATTAAAGAAGCTACGATCAATTGAGGGAGAAACTAATTTCAGTGAGGAAATCAATGAGTATCTCAAAAATGGTGGAAGAGTCACTAAGTTCGCTAGCCGATTCGCAGAAGGCTACAACACAAAGTTTGCCAACCTACATACCTCCTCTGTTACCGGAGAGGATGATCAAGAACAATCCTCTTATTACGCAGGAGTTGGCTTATACTTTCGATCTGGCTCAGATAGCTATCAAGAATGAGTTTTACGAGTTAGCGAACTGTCTAATGTATTTTGCACTAGACAAATGTGATGAGATGCAAAAGGAGAAAAGAAATGGCTAAAGCAAAGATTGATATAGAAAGTGGAATCAGATCAGACAATGAAACTATTTTGATCTATGGTGCATCCGGTACTGGTAAAAGCACCATTGCATGTCGTATTGGCTTTGATCCGAAAGTTGGTCTGATCAAGACACCGGAAACAGTACGCACACTAGTTTTAGACTTTGAAAACAGTACGCACTTACTGCCGATTGATCGTATTAATTTATATGAAGCTTCCTTCATTGACTGTAGTGAGACATTGGAAGCTGTAATTAATGATGAATCCATTGCAGCAAAGTATGATCGAATTGTCATCGACTCACTGGATTGGTACATTTCCAAAATCGAAAGGTATCTCTGTGAAAAGCATAACAAGAAGAGCATTACAGACTTTCAATGGGGATCGGGACAACAACAAGTGGCGGATATCATTCGTAAGCAGATTGCGTTATTCGATAAAGCCAAAAATAAAGGTTTTGGGATTACGTTTGTCTCACACAGTAAGAAGAATCCGGTTGATGATCCGGAAACTGGATATACTACTGAAATATATGATATTGCCGTGCATCAAAAACCTGCCAACATTATTAAAGAGTATGTGGATATTGTTATGTTTGCACATATCCAATCCGGTGGTGTGGTGCAGGAAGACAAAGGATTTGGTCAAACGAGAAATCGGCAGGTAGGTAAAGAAAAACGAATACTGTATTTTCAGCCTACAGATCGACACGTGGCGAAGTCACGTTATCCGTTGCCACGTAGTTGTGAATTGAATTACTTAACGTATCGGGATGAGTTGAGTAAAGCCAAAGCATTGGTAGGCGTATTAGATAATCCGGATGTCGTATGAAAGCAAAACGGAGATGGGAGAATCTTTCCGGAAAGAAGTTCGGAAGATGGACAGTCATAGAAAGAAGTGACTCCATTAATGAATGGGGACACATCTATTACTGGTGTAAATGTGAGTGTGGTTTTCGGGGCAGAATCATAGCCTACACACTCCGTAATGGTACATCACAGTCATGCGGTTGCAGACAGAGAGAGATTGCAACAGAGCAGATGAAAGAGAATCGCAAATATAGGTGAACACATAACGATTACGAGTAAGGTCAAGCCAGAGGGACATCACCTCCCTTAAAAAAGTCCCATTTCATGTGCTGGTAAATCAATACGATTCATTACCTATCGGCATTGCCTTCTTTATGCCAAATGAATCTAAGATGCCTTACTCCCCTCTTTTCGGAAATTTTCAGAAATTTCTGAGTTTTTCTGAAATTTATTTTATACGCATTGGAGAATTGAAATGGAATTAGGTTACACGATAGATATGGAGAAAGTAGCAGAAAGCGATGTGTTTCCTGCTGGTGAATCAGTGGTTGCGATACAAAGAGTAGAGCAAAAGTCTACGAAGAGTGGTGGATGGATGTGGGTTATCACCATGACAAACGATGAAGGTCAAATGATTGTAGATCGTTTAATTTGTGGTCACGCTAATCCAGAAATAGTACAGATGAACGAGCAAAAGCTAGTAAGAATAGCAAAATCTTGTAAAGTAGAAGGAGAGTTCACCGATACAGATCAGCTTCTTAGTCGAGCATGTGTAGTGCAGGTAGTGCATGAGTATTCATCAGAATATGGAACACAACCAAAGATAAAGAAGTACAAATCAGAATTATCTTCTGCAGGAGATGACGATCAGCCTTACTAAGCTTGTACTGACACTTCCTTTTCCTCCAAGTGTGAACAACTACTATCGGACTAATTTTAAGTCTAAGGTTGTTCACTTATCTACAAAGGGGAGACAATTTAAGGACTCAATGATAAGTGAGATGAAAGCGGACTTACTTAAATTCAGTTCTTTTCAGTCTTCCCTTCCCTTAACTGAAAGACTATCGGTTACGATTGATTTGTATGCGGATTCGTACCGTAAATATGACATAGATAACAGAATCAAAGCTTGTTTGGATTCCCTAGAAGGAACCGTTTACTTAAATGATAATCAAATTGATGAGTTGATTGTACGCAGACAAGAAGTCGATAAGGAGAACTCTAGATGCTTAGTAACCATTTGCGTGATGAACGAGCAATCGCCTTCCTAAAGAGAGCAGGAGTACAACCTCCTCCACTACCTACCTCAGAAGATCCTCCCTTACTAAACAAAATTACTAAGAAAACGAAACAACCCATTACCTATCCTTCTGGTTTTGTAGGTGAGTTGGCGCAGTTTATTTGTGAAACAGGATATAAGCGGCAACCATTGTATTCACTTGCTGCGTCATTGGTTACGTGTGGAACGGTATTGGGCCAGAGAGTCAAAACAGAATCGGGAATGCGTCCCAATATCTATTGTTTAGTAATTGGCCCAACAGCCACTGGAAAAGAACATCCACGTAGAATGATCGACAGATGTCTATCGGTAGCTGGTTGTGATCGATTGATCGCAGGAGATGATATCAGTAGTGACGTAGGTGTAGTGGATCAGCTAGCCCATCAGCCGCAACTATTGTACTTGCTGGATGAATTCGGAAAGTTCATCAAACGTACACAGTCTGCCAATTCATCACCGTATGTCAGTGGGATATTGGAAATACTGATGAAGTTGTATGGATTAGCAGATGGAACCTATCGTGGTGGCTGGACAAAAACCAATAAGGAAACGCAGAGACAAATCATTATTCAGCCACATGTGTGCTTGTATGCCACAACAACACCAGAACAGTTCTGGCCTATGATGAATAGTGATTTGGTAAGCAATGGTTTTCTGAATCGATTCTTTGTGTTTCAGAATGATGAAGAGCAACCGTTAGAGCAAGAAGTATCGGAAGTAGAGATTCCTAAATTCATTAAGCAGAGAATAGCAGATCTTTATGCATTGCCACGCATTCCCGTAGGTGCAGATGCCTCTGTGCCGCAACCGATTACGATTCCAATAGAAAAGTCAGCACGTGAATGTTTATTGGAGGCAATGAAGAAATGGAAAGAAAAAAGTACGGATCAAAGCAACAAAGCACGTGACTTATGGAAACGTGCAAATGACATGTGTCGCAAAGTGTGCTTAATTCTTTCGTCAGCAGGACTTTCTAGTGGGGGGATATCATCTATAGGGTTAGACCATTTAGAATGGACAGTGAGGCTTGTAGACGCCTTATGCGAAGAGTCTAGCAAAAATGCTCAGTTGTATTTGGGTTCAACCAATCATGAACGGCATATGCTGAGACTGTTGACAAAGATTAAGGATTCAGATGGTGGAATCAGTAATCGTGATCTCTCTCGATGCACTACGGATCTGCCTGTGAAGTATAGAAATGATCTGTTGGCACAACTGGCAGAAACGGGTCAAATCACTGAAACGATTGTACAAAATAACAAAAGGAGCAGTAAGGGTTGGGTATCTGTCAGCTAAATGTCAGAGTAAATAGTGGCTTGTAAACTACTAAAATGATTAAGGAAAATCCTTATTGTCAGAGTGACTCTGACACTTACTGACACTTAGCTGACAATAAGCGCAAAAATGGGCTTTTTTGGGCCATTTTGAGAGCATTTTCGGAAAGTTATACCGTATTATATAATATATATATTAATTATTACTATTCCCTACTCTCAGTTTTGCTGTGACTACTTGCTGCAAAGCTTTGTGGATACGTGGTGAACTGACCAGCTTCTGCATGACTAAATCTCCTTTCTGAAAACAGATGAACATCATCATCACGCAAACACGTGTACATTTGGGAATCTTGCGTACATCGTTTTCAAATCGTGAGATTTCAAAAACGGTGTAGCCCAATATCTCTGAAAATTCCTTTTGCGTATAACCTAATTGGGTTCGGATATCCAAAAACCATTTACCCATCGTTTTGTCACCAAACCACAAAGCATCATCCATATTCAAAAGACAGTTATTTTCTTTCTGTGAGTACATTGTATTCCCTAATAGTAAAATTGGCAGTCATCAGCGGCATTTTGTAACGGCAGTCATCAGCGGATCTGCAAAAAACATAACAATCGGGCATTCCGGAACATTTTGTTTTTGCGATATTCAAATCAGTAAACATTTAAATATTTGATATTTGATTATCACGATATACATTCGATAAATTTGAATAATCTGAATTAATTGTTTTACTGTTTCAAAAGTAACAGAAAAAGAGTGCGTTTTCACGCACTCCGAATGAATTATTTATTATTTAGATATTGATTGAACGCATTCACATCATCACCAAATTCTAAATAGAATTGACCATAAAGTAGCTTCAATGATCTTTTCATTGATGGTATCTGCAATGGATCAATCAATAATGTTTGTTTGTTGGGTAACGTCACCAACAAATTATTTTTGACTGTTTCAATCTTGATCAGTCTTTTTTGGAGTGCTTGATCAAATAGCATAGGACAACATCTCGAAAGATAATTGGGCATTTATTTGATCAAATGAATCTAAGACAAAAGGTGAATCCGCATTGATTAGCTTCCCTTTTGCTTTCAAGACTCCGATAGTGCCAATATTATCAATGATCCAACTGTCTGAATAATCTGCATCCGTTACTTGAAAGCCTTCAATCTTCAATGGGATCTGTTTTGGTCTACGAACAACAAAAGAAACATTCACTCCGTTTTGAAGTGCATACATAGAAAAATCTTCTGATTTCTCATTGTGTGAATATGCTAAGAAATAATTTTTTGGAAATAATCCCCTGATATATCTAAGGATCCGATCTTTTCGTTTTGTGTAATCGATAAAAAGCACATCGTGAAAAGATTTGAAAAGCTCAGGTTTGATCAACTCGAAAGCAAGATCTGAAAATGTATTCAGTCTTATTACAAGTTGTTTACGGTTCTGATGGGCATATTCAGCAAGTTGACAAATATCATTTTCTAGTAGCTCAAAGAAAGTCGCTCTATCATTCATAAACAATAGAGTTTTTCTTATTCTTGCTTTCTGTACTGTTGGAATTCCACCTTTTCCGGTAAATGAAACGCAAAACTTTTCACAATCTCCACTTGCACTGCAAACATTAAAGCCACTAGTACTGGCTGGTGCTAACATTAACGAATAATAAATACGGTCTTTTGTGTCATTGATAATTGACTTCATGACCTTATGATTATTATTGCTTATTAGATGTAATTTCATGATAGATACCTTTTTCTGACAAAATTAGATAATAAAAAAACCCAACAAGCAAAAACCTGTTGGGCTCCATTGGATCTGATTATTTTAAATAATCATGCTGCTTTCCCTTTATCGGATGGTTTACGCAAATCAATTTTTCTTACTGGCACAATCTCTTCTGTTGTTTCCTCCTCTGTTTCTTCTGTTTCAGTTTGATCAACAGCAAAAAACGAAACCTTAGAAAATACTTCTGAAGTAGTTTCTTTTATTAGTTCGTTTCCTGCTTTTTCTAGATACTCTCTGAAAGCACTTGCGGTGTCTCGCCAGCCGGTTTGCTTGAATCTAATCTGTAGACCGATTTGATCTTGTGCTGATAGATGGAAGGTTGCTGCGATTCTGATTGGCTTGCTCATATTATCACCTAATTAAGTGATTATTTAATTTGTAGGCTGATTGCCTACTGTGAAAGCTTCATTGCTTCCACATGCAATAGCACCCCTAAGAATGCTATTTGATGTGTTAACAATTAATCGAAATATTTAATGGTATTCAGTATCTCAAAGCCTACTGCAGACAATGGTAGCAAAAGACCAAAAGGCATATCGATTGTGTAAGCATAGCAAGTGAAATACTTGCTTAGATTCACATTAAATAGGCTGTAATCCCTGCCATATTCTCTTAAATCACTGATCACTGATTCCATCAATTCTGCTGGCAGTGCATAATCATGATTTGTTAGAATTTTGCTATGGTCTAATGCGTAGTAAAATTGCACAGACGCTTGCTTGCTGATTGCTTCTGTTTGGATGCACCTGCAATAGGTATCGATTAGTTGATATTCTGCTTTCACAATACCTCCTCAAAATGAACTTTGTTTCCGCTTCGTATACTGTTTGAAGATTGTAATCTGATCTTAGCATTCAACAGTTTTACAACCTTTTGCTGTACTGTTTGGTCTTTCAAACAGTTTTTGCAAAACTTGTAATCTCCAATATTGTTTTTGATTGGAACAAAGAATTTTTGAATGTTATCGCATGACCCATATCTGTGATCTGCACCTGTTCGGTGGATCAATCCGCTTTTGCTGAAAAATACTTTGAACTTTTTCATGCTTCCCCTTTGATTCCATACGTTAGTGATCTTGATAGTTTTCCACCTTCATTTTCATAGATTGCTTTTTCTACGAAATCACTGAATTGATCGTAAACTTTTTGCCTGTTGCCTTTCATTCCATATTTCTTTTTTATGAATGCATAAGCACTAAATCTGAATTTTAATCCTCTGATCTCTGATTTGAGTTGCTGACGCAGTACAACCAAACCGTAGATCTTGATATCATTACCTTCTAGTATCATTTCATCACCTTATATATATAGTTATTCTCATCATGATCTGAATTGATCATACCCAAAAACATATTGACAATATCTCAACCTGTCAATTTATTTTTTGATCATTGATCGATTATTTTTGTTTTTGTGTTTTGTTGTTTTGGTGATGTTCTGAATCTCGCTCAGTTGTTCAGTCATTGAACAACACCAGCACATTATTGTCTGACGTTAATACCATTCATTTGGTTATATGTTCGATAATGTTATCATAACGAACACATCTCTGAAAAATATCCTTTTATGATTTAATTCATGATGCGTTTAGACTGTAATCGGTGCTGTAGTATTTATTTGAATATCCAATATTCTGATTTTTAAATATTTGAATATCACCGACCGGCCTTAAAAATTGGCTATCGAATCGAGTGAGGTCATCCCCTTCCCCCATCCGGAGAGATTTTTTATGATTGATTTTATGTACGGTTGATCAATAATGAGTGATCATTACGGAGAGTTATGCCGAAAGTAGTGCAAAGGGATATTAAGATTCAGCCAAAGAAAAAGAGTTTAGAGAATGATGCAGTAGCTTCTGTGTTATTGCAGGGAATGGCAGGAAAGGTATCGAAAAAGGAAGTAGCACAAGTTGCAGGAGTATCAGTAACGGCAGTTAGGGAATTCAATAGGCAGCATCAAGAGGATATTGAAAAGCAAGTACGAGCAAATTTAGGGGAGGTTGCCGTACAAGCATTACAGAATATGGTGGACTTAGCATTTGCTGCAGAGAATGAACATGTGCGGTTTGTAGCGACAAAGGATTTATTGGATCGGGCAGGATTCAAACCGAAATCAGAAGTAGATATCAAGCAGGAAGTGATTAGGAGAGATCCGAAAGAGATTGAAGCAGAAGCAAGAAAGAAGTTAGGGGATGACTTAGCGGAGAAGTTATTAGGATTAGGCAGCAAACCGGAGATAGAAGATGGTCAATGGTCAAAAGCCTAAAGAGAATAAGCGTGAAAGATTGAACTATTTGCTGCTAAGAAACGCAGGTAGGCAGCACATCGTAAAGATGCCCAATCCTTAAATCCACGTGAATTGGGTTAAAGGGCAAGTCTGTTTCGGAGTAGTGAGATCAAACCGATAATGTTTCGTTGAACAGAAGGTGCGCTTAGATTAGCTTATTGTCACAGTGACAGTAAGACAGTTAGCTGACATTTAATGGAGTTAGGAAAATGGCAGAAAAGAAGTTTCAAGTATGTGGTTCGTGTCCTACGCCTACCAAATGTAGAATGATGGGCAAATGCCTAAAAACAAAAAAGTAATAGATGGAGTAGTGGCACGTTTTCGTAAGGACTTTGTTTCTTGTGATACGTGTCCCTACGGATGGGTATGTAAGCAGTATGATCGATGTTGGCAGAGGTATTGGGAAACGGTAGAACCAAGTAAGGAGAAGGATGATACTGAATGATGAGGATTTGTGGGAATTGGTAAAGTTAGGGTACTTACCGGAAAATGTAAGGATTGGCCCATCTAGTGTGGATCTGACGTTGGATAGTGTGTTCTTGAGGCCGAAACCACAGAAGTATGGGCCTTCTTCATTGTACTATACGTTGAAGATGACAGATTCACTGCACTATCAGAGGATTGAGAAGGAGCAGTATTTATTAAAGCCATCAGAGTTTGTATTGGCGACTACGAAGGAGAAGGTCAGGATCCCGAAATACTTGGCAGCATCCGTTGCAGGACGCAGTAGTGTAGGCAGGTTAGGCATTCAAGTACAGAATGCTGGCTATATTGATGCTGGTTTTGAAGGCCAGATCACGTTGGAGTTGCACAACCAAACGTACTATTCGATTGAATTGCTGGCAGGAGTACGGATCTGTCAGTTGGTATTTTACAAGATGACCAATGAATGCAGGAATCCGTATAACGGAAAGTATTTGAATCAGAGTGGCCCAACCGGATCAAGATTGTATTTGGAAACCAATGCAGATTGAAGAAGTACTCAAACTACAGAAGGAATACGAGCAAGCAGCAAAGTACAATCAGTTGAGCTTGTATGTTCCGTATGAGTTTCAAAGTACGTTTCATTCTAGTCGAGATGATTATGGAGACTTAGCCAGACAACGTTGCTTGATGGCTGGAAACAAGACAGGCAAGACATTCTGTGGTGCAGCAGAACTTTCGTATCATTTAACAGGATTGTATCCAGAGTGGTGGAATGGTTGGAGGTTTGACAGAGCCATTCAAGCGTGGGCAGCAGGACAGTCGCATTATGCAACCAGAGATATTGTACAGACAGAACTATTAGGATTAGCAGGAGATCCGGAAAAATTAGGAACCGGAGCCATTCCAAAGCATTTGATTATCAATACAGAGCGAAACCCCGGAGTACCTAACGGAATTGGAATGGCATTGGTCAAACATGTCAGTGGTGAAAACTCACGCTTAATGTTTAAGAGTTATGATTCAGGTGCAGCTGCGTGGATGGGAGTTGCGGTTGATGTAATTTGGTTAGATGAAGAACCACCACAAGATATTTATTCACAGTCCTTACGGGCATCACTCAAAACGGGTGGCCCTGTTTACTTAACATTTACACCGGAACGTGGAGTTACTGGAGTTGTTCAGAACTTCTTGAATGAAAGGAAGAAGGGACAAGCATTAGTTACAGCTAGTTGGGATGATGCGCCACATCTATCGGAAGAAGTAAAAGAAGAAATCTTGGCAGCATTGCCAATGCACGAAAGACAGATGAGATCCAAAGGAATTCCCGTATTGGGAAGTGGTCAAGTGTTTCCAATTGCAGAAGATTCTTTTGCAGTGGATGCGTTTGCTCTACCAGATCATTGGCCCAAACTAGCTGGAATTGATTTTGGATTTGACCATCCAACTGCTGTGGTGTGGCTCAGTTGGGATCGGGATACCGATACGGTGTATGTTTATGATATCTATTGTCAATCGGGTTCGGGAATGCTGCAACATGCAGAAGCAATACGGTTGAGAGGCAATTGGATTCCCGTAGTGTGGCCCCATGATGGATCACAACATGACAAAGGAAGCGGAATATCGTTAGCGGAGCAGTATCGCAAAGCTGGTGTAAACTTTGTGGGATCACACTTTCAGAATCCGGAAGGGGGCATCAGTGTGGAAGCAGGATTGATGGCAATGATGACACGATTTGAAACAGGACGATTAAGGGTGTTTTCTCATTTGCAGGAATGGTTCAAAGAGTTTCGTGTCTATCATCGAAAAGAAGGAAAGGTAGTTAGGAAGAATGATGATTTGATGAGTGCAACCAGATATGCAGTACAGTCATTGAGATATGCAACGATCAACAATTGGCGGCCACGAGCAGAACATGCCATAGGTTCTTTAGTGGATTCGCAACACAATCCATTTGAGTATTGGAAGTATGGCAAGCCTTCTAACACAATTGCGGAATCAGAAAGCACGTTACCGGACGGAGTCCACTACTGGCAATAGATACCTGCAATCGTACAACAAGTATCTGAAAGAAAATTATCAGCCAGCATATGACAGAGCAAAAGCCTATCAGCCCGTAGTAGATGATGCGTACAACACGTACAAGACTGCATTTAACAAAGCAAAGTCAGAATATGATCAACGGGTAGCTACAGAAAAATCTGCTTTTGATGCAGCAGTAACAAAAGGAGAAGGATTAGCCAAGAACGTCACTACTGCAAATGAAGGCTATGTCAATTACAAGAAAACCAATCTGGATCCGTATGAAGCAGAATATGCTACCAGAGAAGCAGCACTGACTTCAGCCAAAAGCACAGCATACACTGCAGCAACCAAAGAATACGACACACAAGCTAGTGGACTAGCTACTGCTTACAATACAGCATTTGATACAGCAGCAGAAAGTTATGATACTCAGGCAACTGCTTTGTCTAAAGACTACGAAACCAAATTTGAAACAGCAACAAAGATGCAGTCGGACGTAGTCAGCAAATACAAAGACAATATGTGGGTTCAAAAAAACACAGTGTTTAATCCCTACACTGGTATAATTCAAATAGCAGATGAAGCAAAGTATTTAGGGGGAGAACAGTTTGAATACAAGATTGATGGAAAAACGTACAACATCAATCAAGCACCAGATTACTTTGATGTCTCACACAAGTTTGCAGTAGAAAAAAGAATAAAAGATTATAATTTTTACAGTGAAACTTTTGCTAGTGGAGATGCTCAACAATTTGGATTGCCTTCTTATGTAAATAAATATTGGCTGGATCAAGAATACAAATCTATTCAGAAGATTTTAGATCCTACAGAAGGATCACTGAGTATGTATCAAACTACTGGCGAAACCCAAAGAGCAGAATATGCAAAAGCTTTTGATCCGGTAAATACTTATATTAGCAATACACTTGATCCAGCAAAAACAGCATACGAAGATTTTCTGTCTACATCTAAACAATCCTATGCAGATACAGCATCAGCCTCACAACTCAAAGCCTATCAAGACTTTGTAGCAACTTCTAAATCAGACTATGCTACGTCACAAGCAGATCTGGCTACTACCGCAGAAGCAAAGGCTGTACAAGATTATGTATCTGTTTTAAATACACAAAGAGAATTGACTACCGATTACTACAACACTAATGTCAAATCTCAGCAGGAAGCCTACGATACGTTTATCAGCAATGAATACAATCCTGCCAAAAGTGCGTATGAAAAAATAGCAACTGATACGGGATACGTTACGAGTCGCACTGATTCACAGAAAACAAAATACATTGCTGCTAGAGATAAGTTTGACGAGCTAAAAGCACAGTACGAAGCGTATGGGCCAACACTGGAAGATTTGAAATCGAAGTACACTGCATCTATAGCAGGATTGAGTGGAATGCAGGAAGAGATTGATCGATTGCAGAGAAGTGTGAATATTGATCTAGATCCTAGAAAATCATCAGTGCGTGTTAATAGCAGACAGACAATACTAACTAGCGGTTCCAAACGTGCTGGAGCAGCAAGATAATTTATAAGGAATTTTATGAGTTGGTTTTCTGAAGAATACAAACGATTTGAAAACAAAGTTAAAACAAACGTTTCTGGCATTAGTGCAGAAATTGAAAATTTTAAAAAAATCGATTTAGGTTCTCCGAACTACAATCAAATCAAATTAAATACTGATCAAGACTTTAGTCCTTTTGTCAAAGGTGCAGTAGTGTGGAGTACAGCAGCAGTTGGATCTGCAGCAGGATTGGCACTTGCTGGCCCATATGGTGGAATTGGAGGTGCAGCAGTAGGCGCAGAATTGGGTCAGAACATTAATCAAAATCTATTTGGTTCCCGATACGATCCATCTGTAGACGGTGGTAAAATCCAAAAAGCAGTTACTCAAACAGCAACAGACATTCAAAGAGAATCCGTAAATACTGGCAAAGGGATTCAGAATGCAGTTATTGTCAATACGGGAGATTTGCAGGAAAGAGCAGTAGATATTGCAGATAGAAATAACTTAGGCAGCAATCCTACGTTGGAAAAATGGGCTAATGAAGTAACCACTTCAGTTGAAGGTGCTGCAGCGGATACAACAAGTTGGTATGAAGCAAACGCTTCTGGAATTACAAAGGAAACAGAAAAAGGAGCAGCACTAGCTACTACACTAGCAAATAATACTTCTGATGCATTAGGAGATGTCTACGATTTGCTGACAGGTAAAGTTCCGGAAGAACCATCAATGGATGATCTTGCTGCAGATGTTGATTCCGGATTGACTCCAGAAGATGAATCTACAATGAAAGATCCGTTCACTACAGTAGAAGATGGAACAGCAAAAGACGATCAGATGACAGAAGAAGAAAAAATGAGAAGAATCCGCAGGTTGTTATTAAACAGATATGGAAGAGAAGACACCATACTAACGGGTACAGCAGATACTGCCAATCGTAGGACATATGCCTTATGAATATTGCACATGAACTAACTGCTGAATACGAAGCACTCAAAGGAGATCGTGGCAATTGGGAAACGATGTGGCAGGACATTGCCGAATTAATGATTCCACGTAGAGCAGATTTCACAAATCGGAATCGTGCAAGTGGAGAGCAAAGAAGAAGTCGAATCTATGAGTCTACTGCTGTTCGTGCCGTAGTACGTGCTGCTAGTGGATTGCACAACACATTGACCAGCAATACGGTTCCGTGGTTTGGATTGGAAACAGAAGATCCACAAATCATGAGAGATCGGGACACAAAACTATGGCTGGAAGAAGCAACACGCATTACTTCCAATGTGTTCAATTCTCCACGATCTAATTTTCATAGTGCCATACACGAATACTACATTGATTTGGTTACGTTTGGGACAGGAGTCCTGTTCGTGTACTACGATGAAAATGAAGGCGCACAATTCAGATCGTACTTCTTAGGAGATTGCTGTTTAGCAGAAGACAAACACGGTAAGATTGATGCGGTGTATCGAACATATTTTGATACGGCAAGATCGATTGTTTCCACGTTTGACAGTGTATCCGATGGCATTCGCAAAGCGGCAGAGAAGGAACCGTTTCGTGTGTTTGAGATCATGCATGTGGTGAAACCACGCAACAGTAAAGGACGCACCAAGAATTCCAAACCCTATGCATCGTATTATATAGAGAAAGAAAGCAATCACCTATTGAAGAAAGGTGGTTTTGATGAGTTCCCATTTGTATGCAGTCGATGGCATAAGAACTCACAGGAAGTATACGGCAGAGGTTGTGGCACAGAAAGTTTGCCAGATGTTCGAATGATTAACGAAATGGAAAGAGTAGGACTGATTGCACTACAAAAAATGGTCGATCCACCATTGCTTGTGCCAGACGATGGGTTCCTTTCTCCCGTTCGTACTACGCCCGGAGGGTTAAATTACTTCAGAGCAGGATTAGGGCCGCAAGATCGTATCACGCCATTGCAGACAAATGGCAGAATTGATTTATCAGAACAGAAAATAGGAATGGTTCGTCAATCGATTGAACGTTCTTTCTTTTTAGACTTATTGGAATTGCCAGCAAACATAGCACCGGATGGGGATATTTTGCGATTCAGTGCAACGGAAATTGCGGCAAGACAGAGAGATAGGTTGCAAATCTTGGGGCCAATTGTAGCTAGACAGGAAAGCGAACTGTTGGGGCCATTGGTCATCCGAACACTTTCGATGTTGATTCGTAACGGGCAATTGCCACCAGCACCATCTGAGCTAATCAATTCAGATGTAAAAGTAGTGTACAGCAATCCGGTTGCGGTTTCACAACGTAGCGGAGAACTGGCTTCCATCAATCAGCTAGTTCAGTTTATGGTTCCGTTTGCTCAGATTGATCCACAAATTCTGCAGGGATTTGCATTTAATCGAATCGGAGAACTTGCTGCAGAAATTCTTAAAGTTTCCCCATCTGTCTTTAAAACACCTATGGAAAGAGAACAGGAAGCACAACAGCAAGAAGCTGAACAGCAACGTGCTATGGAGATGCAACAGGCAATGGCAATTGCTCAACAGCAGAATCTCATTGCAGAAAGCAGACGCAATGATTCACAAGCATTTTTGAATGAGGCCAAAGCATCACAGGTATAATAATGATTGAGTATGAAACGGAAGCGGATCGGAAAGCGGAAGAGCAAGTCCGCTTGTTTTTGCAGAGTAAGAAATTTTTTGTAATGTCGAATAAGTCGAAGTATCCGTTGGATTGGATTGTTAGAGATCCATTGACTAATGCAACTGCTTTTGCAGAGTTCAAACGCAGAAATGATGATTTTGAATTTATGATGAAATTGGGTGGCCCGTGTGTATCTGTAGAGAAATATGTAACTGCTACTAACTATGCCAAAGCCACCAACCTTCCTTTGATGTTCTTTTGGTTATTGACCGATGCTTTGCTGGTGTACATCACCAATAGGTTTCCTCCACAAGAAATACTGTTGATGCCAGATCGTAGGGAACGTGGACGAATCTCACCGTGTGTACGCATATCATTGGATGATTGCAGAGTGTATCGATGAAAGAAAATCAACGACAACTGCTCTACAAAGAATTGTTTGAATCTGATTCTGGAAAGGTAGTGCTGAAAGATTTGGTAGAAAGACACCGTGTACTGTATTCGTCTTTTCAGCCAGATCCATTAGCTTCTGCATTTTTGGAAGGCAGAAAAGCTGTAGTGTTGGACATTCTTAGATTTCTGAATGTCGATTTACAATATTTACAAGATTCGATGAAGGAACGAAATGACAGAAGCAGCATTAGCTATTGAACCGGAAGTACAAGAATCTGCACCGGAAGTGGCAGAATCCAATACTACCTTTAGCCCATCAATGCTTTCATCAGATTTGCAACATGAGCCATCTCTGAGAAACTTTGATGATGTCAATAAGTTAGCAAAATCCTATGTGCATCTAGTAAAAAAGCTAGGAGCCACTCCCGATTCGTTGATTCGTCTGCCATCTGGTGGAGAAGATTGGAATGAAGTTTATGACAAGTTAGGCAGACCAGCCAATCCGGATGAGTATGAGATTCCTTATGACACCAATATGGAAAAAGAATTTGCGTCCGAAATACATAAATTGGGCTTATCGAAAACTCAGGGACAACAAGTATACAACTTCATCAAAAATCATGGAGAACTTACTACTCAAATGGCAAAACAGCAATTTGAGGAATTGCAACAAGAAAACGTTAATAAGTTAAAATCAGATTGGGGATCAGATTTCCAACGGAATGCCACCAAAGCAAGACAAGCTTTTCTGCAATTGGCTGATGCAGAAACACTGCAGATGTTTGAGCAAACCGGATTAGGCAATCATCCGGAAGTAGTAAAGATATTTCATAAAGTAGGAGAGATCTTAGAAGAGGATGGCTTACTCAATACAGATATAGGCGGAACAGGTGCAGGAGGTCGAGCGCAAGTAGAAAGTAGGCTAGCAGAGATTATGAAACCGGATAGTGGATTCTGGGATGGAATGCATCCGGAACATAGTAAGTTAGTAGAAGAAGCACTGAAGTTGCGAGAGATGTTAGTATGACCTATGAAGATCATGTTAAATTACGAACAGAATGTTTGCGTTTAGCAAAACAAAACGCTAGTATTCTTGATATTACAAATGCACTTACGTTAGCACAAGAGTACTACGAGTGGGTTTGTGATGTAGACAAAAGACGTTTAAAACGTCAATCAGAATCTCATGCAGTTTGACAGGATTGGATAATCTTTTCTGACCCATTTAACTGCAAACCTCTTGGAACCCTACCGTTTAGGACAACTCCATACGTTAGCATGAGAATTAACCTTCTTAGCTATTTATGGAGTTGTAATGTCTTTTCAAGTTACAACCGCATTTGTAGATCAGTATAGTGCCGTTCTCCAACACCTTTCACAACAGAAAGGTTCAAGATTGCGTGGACTGTGTCGTACTGAAGTCATGCGGGGCAAACAAGCTTTCTTTGATCAAATCGGTCAACAAGTTGCTGCAGTACGAACAACACGTGGTGCAGATACCATTCTAAATGATACACCACACTCAAGACGTTCTGTAACGTTGCAGGACTATGAAGTAGCAGATCTGATTGATGATCAAGATCGACTACGAATGATTACTGATCCAACTTCTTCTTATGCTCAAGCACAAGCATTTGCATTGGGTAGAGCAATGGATGACGTAATCATTAGTGCGGCTACCGGAGTTGCTTATACGGGTGCTAGTGGAACTACACAAACCTCACTAAGCAATACAATTGCTGCTGGTGGTACGGGTATGACGCTAGCCAAACTAAGAGAAGCAAAATACATTCTGGATAATGCAGATGTAGATCCTTCTCTACCACGAATTATTGTCATTTCGCCTAAACAATTGCAGGACATGCTGGCTATTACAGAAGTCCAATCGGCAGATTACAACACCATTCGTGCGTTAGTTTCCGGTGACGTAAACACGTACATGGGCTTTCAATTTGTGACTAGTACACGATTGGCAAAGTCTGGTAGTGATCGCACTTGTTTTGTTTATGCTATTGATGGAATCTTGCTAGCAATGGCAAAAGACCTAACGGTTCGTGTAGATGAAAGACCAGACAAATCATACGCCCATCAAGTGTATGCTTGCATGAGTCTTGGTGCTACAAGAATGGAAGAGGAAAAAGTTGTTTCAATCATCTGTCAAGAATAATGAGGTACAATGGCTAGTGTTAATACTCAAAAGATGACAGATATTACATCTGTCCCTAAAGTGATGGTCAAAGCCTCAGAAGCTCACGGCAGAAAACGTGTTTGGTATGACACGTATGAAGCTGCAGCATTAGCTTCTGGTTCTGACATTACCTTTGCTCGATTGCCAAAAGGCGCAACTGTCTACAACGTTAAGCTAATGTGTGATGCACTAGGTGCTGGCGTTACGCTTGATGTGGGTGATAGTGGTGATGCAGATCGCTATATTGCGAAAGGTGCAACTACTTGGAATACTGCCAATCAAGTTGTGGATTCCAACGCTATTGATGGTGTGGGATATACACTGACTGCAGAAACTGATTTGGTAATTACCACAGGTGGTGCTAGTGCAACTGGAACCATCAAAGTAATGGTCGAATATAGCTTAGGCGACTAATGGCTAGTGTTGTTCAGATTTGCAATATTGCTCTGTCCAATATTGGGGAACAAAGAATTACTGCTCTGACGGACAACAACGAAAGAGCAAGACTGTGTAACCTGCGTTATGATGACGTAAGGGATGCAGTCTTGC